TCTTTGCGCTAACCCGAAGATTAATCCTGATCCAACGAATGGCATTGTGGGCGTGGCTGGTAGGGTTGCCACGGAGTTAATAAAACCCGACGACGGAGTCTTTAATGAGTTGGTAGACTTCGCTGATAAAGTGATCTCAACTCACCCCATACTCTCAGCACCAATTGAAATGCCGTCTGCCTATGACATTCAATTGTGGTGGCTTGAGAACACTTCTTATGAGAAATGGCGTAAGGAGGACCTAACAAAGGTATGGGAGAATTTCAATGTAGGTGAAGAGTTGGACCAGATTTCTCACAACCTGTGCTTCATTAAGGATGAAGTGTACACGGATTGGAAACTGGCTAGAGCTATATTCAGCCGTACCGACCTTTTCAAACTGATCTTTGGTCCGCTAACTAAGCTAATAGAAAAACAGGTCTATCAAATGGATGAATTTATCAAGAACATCCCCTTTATTGATAGAGCCAATTATGTTTTTGACAGGTTAGGAGGCAGGCACCATGTTACTTGGAGCAATGATTACACTGCTTATGAATCATTGTTCTCTGACAAACTCATGAGAGCTGTAGAGTGTAAGTTATACAGCCAGAAGCTGGGGAGACAATTTCCTCAGCTCGTAGAAAGAATCAATGACGTCCTGACAGGAACGAACAAATTGAGGTTCAAGACCTTTACAGCCTCAATCAATGCTCGTCGTATGTCTGGTGAAATGAGCACTAGTCTTGGAAATGGAATCACAAATTTAATTATTAATTGGTTTGTGTTACATAAGGCTGGTTACCCTATAGACCATCTTTTCACTAATTGCATGACTATAGTGGAAGGGGACGACTCGCTAACGATATCCGAAAAACCCGTAGACTTCCTATTGTACAGAGAACTGGGAATGAGGGCAAAGCTACAAACTCATGAGAAAATTGGTGAAGCTTCATTCTGTGGAATGTTTTTTGACGATGACGACAAGACCATAATATGTGATATCAGGAAACAGATTGTAGGTCTCAG